AATATTAAACCTTTTTGCTTCTTCTTTTGTTTGTTCAACAACGGCTAATGGTGCTAAAATTAAAACCTTTTTATTTGTTTTCTCAAATACTTGTTTTGCCCATTCTAATTGGCAGAAGGTTTTACCCAATCCACAATCAAAAAAGAATGCAAATTTACCCTTCATTAATGCGGTTTTAACACCATACTTCTGGAAGTCTTTAAGCATTGGGTTGAGTGAATCTTCGCTAATCTCAAATCCACTTTCAATAAAGGACTTCCTTTTTGTTTCTAAAAATTCTGTATACTCCATAGTTTTAAATTAAAAAAGCCTTCAGGTTTGGAATGTGCGTTCCGCCCCCTAAGGCTAATGAGTTTTTATTTATTTATGAGTCGCACAACTCAATAACGATGCAAATGTAATACTATTTTTTAATAATACAATTTTCTATTCCATTATTTTGAGAAATTTTCACTAAGCTATCCATAGCAATACCATATTGCTTTCCTACTTTGGATGCGTAGTCGTATTTGAACTGCTGGATTTCGGATTTAGTGTTATCTCTATCCACTAATACCATAATGGAGCAACTTACTGCTATTAAAAACACAATCAAAAACCACCATTTATCATTATTATACATTTCTTTTTTAATCTCTTTTTCAAGTCCACCAATACCACTTAGGGTAATTATGTCTGCTATTTCTTTTCTGTTCATATTGATTCTAGTTTAAAGTTTATAAATTCTTTTCCTTTGGGTACTATTGTTTTCTTTACTAATAAAAAATAAATCTCTCTGTCATCAAAGCCATACCTTTTAACAAGGCAATCTAAGAACGGTTTTAAGCAGTTATCTATATCACTTGCTTTGCTACTAAAACCAAACTCAACAGCTAATTGTAAAGGGTTTGTCGGGATGTCGATGTTTGGCAATAACAACAATACAGCATCAATGTATCGCTTATATTCGGGTGTTTTAAACCTTTTACCCTGCCACGCTCCATTAACTGATAGCGGTTTAATATCTATTTTTACCATAATATTGCATAAAGTTTAAATGAGTTTCTTTTAGTTTGTCTTTAAATTCGGCTTTGTCCCCGTAATCTTCATGGCACTTTCTACAAACAGCTTGTAAGTTTTCAATCACATCTTTACTTTTAGAAGGGTTGCCACCCATTCCCCTTGCTTCAATATGGTGTATGTCTACTGCTTTGTTTCCACAAATCTCACAGGCTATAAAGTCGGCTGTTGTAAACCCGAAATACTCGAAGTATATTTTAGTGTGTGCCTTCATTTATTTAGTTTTGCCATAATAGAACTTATCATTAACTCGTATAACCTTATCTAAGTTTAAAATGTTATTACAATCTGAAAGTTTACGATAAGCATAACCACTCATTTGCTCGTAGAAAAACTGCTCTGCTTCCATTATCTCAGCATCTTGTAACAACTTAATCATGCTTTGTTTTTTAGGCTCAGATTCCTCAACTTTAGATAGTATCAAATCGTGTACTTCCTCATCCTTTTTAAACTCAAATATCTTGAATCGTAAAGCTAATGGAAAAGGGTACTCTACTAATTCCGTTTCCTGTCCCCATTCTTCGGGCTTAGTTAAGTAGAAAATTAAGTGTCCTACATCGGCTTTACAAGCTAACATCTGCATCTGCACCTGTTGGTAATATTTGGTAGGTGGTTTGTTAATCTGTTCAATAAACGCATCAATAAAGAAGGGACATTTAATATCCATTGGGTTGCCTTCGTTTAATATGTCAGGCGAAGCACCACAAAAAGGATTGATTAAGATAAATTCATCGTGCCATTCTGCATTAGGAAAAAGAGGTTTAACAACAGCCTCAAATCCTGCTAACTGGTTTTGTATTCCGTGCTTCATAGCAGGGGTGCTTAGTTCGTCTTTAATCCCTATTGATTGCATCGCTAAATCTAAAATGTAAGATTGTGCTGTTTTGCCTTGACCTCCTGCTAGTAGCTCACTAATTCGAGATGCTGAAAATTTAGTTTGTATCATTTAGCTAGAGATAATTGAGCGGTTAATTTAGTAAGATGTTCTGATTTCATTCCTTTGCCTTTTTGTCCGTTAAAAACACCTAGTGTAGCAAGGATTTCTTTTTTAGTCCCTTTCATTGCTATTGTAAATTGCTCATCTGTTAGCCATTCAGAAACCTCTAATTTCTTTACTTCAACTGGTGGTGTCGTTTTTCTTTGGTCGTTATCAATATCATCTTCATCAGTTGCGATATGGAAATACTTTAATAAAAAGTATCTTTCCGCATAAGTATAAGCAGAGCCACACCCTTTATCCCAATCGTTTTGACCATTAGCACCAAAAAAGTTTTCGTCTTTTTCCCCTGTTTCACAATCTACCCAAGTAAATTTCATCATTACTTTAGAAAGGATTTCAGATTTAGCACCATTCTTTGTTGTGTAGTCTTGTCTAGTGTTTTCAATAGATAGCACCTCTTGCTTTAGAAGTAGTCCCATATCGTTCATTAGTGGCTTAATTTCGCCTAATACCTTATCGCCAGTAACGTATTTATAATTGAATGCGGATTTGTCTTTTCCAAGTCCGTTAATCTTCTGCTGAATTTTTAACAGCTTTTGGTAAATGTTTAATTTAGTTTCCATAGTTTTATTTATTAGGGTTTAAAGTTTCTCATCCATTCTTTTCTATTTCTCCGCTTCTTAAAGTAGCGTTTTAGGTAGGTAAAGATACACATATTATTTAGTTTAAAGCGTTAAATTTCGATTATATCCACCTCTTAATTTTGCCCTCTCAGGCTTTGAGAATTTAATATTAGGTGTATCAAATTGCCTATGGTTATCATTCATAAATAAATTCCAATTAATCTTTAACCAAACCTCACAATTAGAAATCTCAGCGTAAATAAAATCTCTATTCTTATAGTCCTTTTGTCCTTGTGGATGCAATGGAGCTTCATAAAGTAGTGTATCAATTAAAGATAACTGATAGTTTTTTATTCTAGTTAAGTCGCTTTCCTCAATCGGTTCTACCGACTTCTTGGGCACTTTAGTTATAAATCCCATTATCCCTCCACGATTATAGGTTCGGAAACAATCAAAGGCTTAGTGTAAACAAACACATATCCGATCCCTTCAGTTACCAAAATTAACCCTACTCCGTTTGCTATTGTAACTTCTCTATTGCGTTCTGTTGCAATATCTTTAACATCTTGGTATGATGCGTCTTTAATTGTGAACTCTACTTTACCCACGTTAGGGTATTCTTTTGAGATTCTATCCGCTTGTGATAAGCAAGATTTGATTTGATACTTTAGTGTTGTGTTCATTTTATATATATTTTAGGTTATTATTTATTATCACTCATATTGATTTTATTGGTTGGCATAATTTTGAACACGTTTATCCATTAGTTATGTACAATTTATTTTTTACTTTTTGCCAACGCACGTTTGACATATTTAGTAATCGGCTCAATTAGCGATTTCGGTACACGAAAAGAAATTGTTTGTGTTTCTTCTTTGTATTGGCTCTTTCTGCCGGAATTTTTCCGGTAACCACCATGTTTATTTTTGTTCTGCATAATACATTCTATAAATGCCGGACACCTTTTTTACTTTAAAAATCATAGTCGGATTTTCTTTTTGGTTAATCTCTAAAGCCTTTAATTTATTTTCTTTAGTTAGGTCTTTCATCGTGTTTGTTTCGTCAATATAAAAATCAGTCCATTGTTTCCAAAGTAAGCCGCCCTCATTACGATAACAGTTTGCTGAATCTTTTACTCCGTTTTGGTTTCTATTATTTGTTACCGGCATATCCTTTGTTTTTAATTATACATCAAATATACACACTTTTTTGATTCAGCAAACATTTTCAAGATAAAGTTATTAACAATCCGGAAAACGACTGTAAATCAACGCAAAAAAGTAAAAAATAAACTGATACATAACAGCAGCCTTAACGCAAGCTGCAAAAAGCAGCCATCGTAAGGCTGCGAACCGTTATTCGTTTATTTTTTTATAACATTCAGGACATAACTCTAACTCTTTAAAGTTTAACATAACGGTTCGCATATCAAAGCAATCAAAATACTCGTTACATTCGTCACATCTGC